GCCGAAATTATAAGTATTATTATCAACTGAATACCCTACATAGAAGCTATCGTCTAGCAGTATCGTATGTGAACCGACATCGAATAGTCTTTCTCCGTTAAGCCGTATTTCTTTGCAGGATAAAGCCGTTCCATTTAATAGATTAAATTTATATATCCTGCCTGCGGAATATGCTATTACATCACTACCGGATACAAAAAAATTGCTGAGAGGAATATAGTTGTAAGGAATGGGGAGATGCCAATAATAACTACTTATCATCTCCATATCGCTAATTCGGATGGTGTAAGAAATCGTACTACTTTGTATCCATAGATAACCATCCACAAGGTACATTGCTGCCGAGCTAGATACATACAGACCACCATACTCTACTGTACTTTCAACAATCAACGTATCGGGGTCTACAATAATTATCTTTTCAGAAGGGGCGTGATTGTATATATCGTATATCAGGCAATACAATTTACCATTATAGTACACAGGGTTACCCGTAAAAGTGTAAAATGCGTATCTACTACTTACAATAGAGCCAGTGTGCCTATTTATTTTAGTTAAATCATTGCCATCACCACTTATATATATATAATCTGTATCCATAGCTGGTTCATTAAGGAAAACACTTCCTGACCCTATACTACCAGATGGCAATATAGCGGCACGGATAACGTTATAAGCCATTATTAACCCCTCGCATCATATACACCGACTTTATCGTATAACTCCAACGCACAGTCATGCGGTATAACCATAAATGCTGGCTGTAATTCAGCTTGCCATCTTGTTAGTATGGCGGCCGCTCTCGCATTAGCGTCTGTTTGGTTAAGTATACTGGCAACCCTATAGTGCCTATTAATCTCTGTAAACCTTGCTATAGCTTCAGCACTGCTAGCCTCACCTGTCACTAGGTTCGGCCATACAGTAGGATTTTCCATATCAACGTCAGTATCGTTACAGTATACATAGATATGGTTAGGTATAAGCTCATTAAGGGTATCTGTAAACCTATAGAAATAAAACATCTGATACGAATAATAAGACCTATTAGGTGCATCACCCTCTTGAGGGTACGTAATCTCAGCAGTCATGTTTTCAGTCATGCGAAGATAGCTCATTGTCATCATAATAAGACGATAAATAATAGAACGGTAATCCTCGTAAGGTTGATTGTTAATCTCTAAATAAGGAGTAAATGTATTTATAATAGCGTCTGGAGTACCAGATATACTTAAGGTTATAGCATTATCAGCCAGTAAATCTTCCATTAATTCATATGGTGTCAGTGTTCGTTCAAATATAGTCTTGAAATAAGGCGGTGTTCCTTCACCCTCATATTCGTGTATACTTAAGTATTCCCATACGTCCATCAAATATATAGTGGAGAATAAACCGCTTGGGGATGAGTGCCAAGTTTGCGACTTAACCCACATTCTAGGATAGGTAACACCTTCATCGCCGGCAGACGTTGTTAAGCCTATAACTATATCTATAGACTTGCCTCGCATATCTGCTACTCCTCGGTCATAGTCGTCAAGCAGTATTATGCCAGCATTCTTGTCTGCTAAGTCAGCCCCATACGGCGTTTCCGTAAACTCAAGACGAAGTAACCTAGATGAGTAATCGGTAGTATCACTAAATACGATACTTACATACGGAGTACGCATTGTTTCCTGTTGTGCTGCTTCCAGCGTTGATGTTAATGTTCGCATTACTTATCCGAATACATTTTAAACATTTTGCAGGGTGCAATACGCTTTAAACTGGCAAGTGCATATGAAATCTTATCCTTACCCCACTGCTCATACCTAATCAGAGCAGACGCTATAGATAACTCATGCGAAGCGTTAGCCCTATATCCCTGTGCTTGGTTAAGATAACCGACCGCGGATGATACCTCTCTATTAGAGAACCCCTGATATAACGCAGACGGGTCAGAATATACAGGTACAGAATTGACGTATGCCCTACCAGAAGCCAAATCTGAGACAGCTTGAGTAAGGCGTGACGCAACTGTTTCAATTGGAGTATCGGACGCCGTAACGTGTGCTATAGAGGATAGTATCATCGTTCTGCCTTCACCTATCCAGTTAAGGGCTGCGTGTCCAGCTATTAAATCTGGTATGACGTACTCGACCTGAGGATTAAGGGATGTAGCATAGAAAGTAACTACTGCATTTTCAATAGCCCTGTCTGCTAGTCTTGGTTCTATATACAGAGTAGCTTCATTGCTTGTAATAGTAGCGTCTTTGGTTACCATATAGATACCGTCAGTTCCTTCAATTCTAAAGAATGTACCGCCGTCTATTTGCCCAGTACCTAAGGCATCTACATTTATAGACCAAACTCCCTCTGCATAACCGCCGGCAACACCGCTATCTATCGCGCCTATTAAGTCGGTTTGGGTAGTAGCATAGTGTTTCTTGTCGCAGTTTACAATAACATCAGACCGCCAATAATCGGTTATCGTTTCTGAAGAAGCTGCATATGAAGACAAGACTAATGCTGTGTTAGATGTGATTGAAGATATACGTACCCATTCAGAGCCTATCTTTAAATAATACCCAGCCCTAAGTTCAGTGGTAAACGCACTTCCGACACCGCTTACAGCTGTACTATCAGCAGTAGATGTGACTGTTCCCGTTAATGTTCCAGACTTCTTAGCAGTGGGGGCTTCTTTCACACTTAAGCGTATAAAGTCAAACTCACTGATAACGTTACGTCTGTTTATATCAAGATTACTATCGTCCTGTATTTCTCCGTCAGCGTCCAGTATATCTACAGGATAAACAGCATAGTTAGCCTTACTAAAATTGCTGATAGAATTTATATCAATATCTTTTGACTTGTTTCTTGCTGTAAGCCAATGATTAACCGTATTGGGATAATACAAAGAAACCTCTACTAGTGCATCATCCAGCAATGACGATAACAGGTTAGACGAGAATATAATATTCGTACTATCCTCAAGGATTAGTTCAGCTTGGTCTATGAGTTGAGAGCGTGTCTTCATTATTCATCGCCCCCCTAAGAACGCAAGCCAGTGACATAGAATGTTCTGTCAGCTGTTTGATTACTCCCAGTACGTATCCTTACGAACTGAGCTAACCCAGCATCAATAACCATTCTTAAACCACCGGTTCCAGCTGTAGTAGCCCATAACGCAGTGGCATTATCACTAGCCTGCCTGTAATGCAACGGTAATGGTACAGTAGAAATAACATCATTCTGCTGTGCATAAAACGTAACAGTAGAATTGTCAATGGTAGGTATTTCTATGACAAACTTTTCATACGGCTTGTCAAACTTTATCAGGGACGAGTATTGGTCTACATCGTCCCCGACAAATTCAGTAGCTCTATCAATGTCAACTAACGCCGATTGTCTCTCGCTATAAATCATCACACACACTCCGATTTTATTTTATTTGTGGCTCCGCTTATGCCCTGTTAACGCTAACTTAGTTTCAAATTCCTTACCACATTCATCACATACATATACCTTTGAGGTAGCAACATCAGACTTGACCTGACCACTAGCTAACTTCTCCATGAATACTCGCTCACGTTCCCTACTTGCTAGTGCATCCTCTTTCTCTTTGGTATCACGCTCTTCTTTAATAGTAGCCCATTCGTCCTTGTGGCGTTTCTCCATATGTCTGCGTACTTGGTAAGGAGATGTAAGATTAGATTTATTACATGTTGCTAAACCTATTTCATCGTAATGTGCCCGTTCGGGGCTATCAGGGTGTAACATACATTTGAACGCGCCTCTGGCGGGCTGTTCTTTAGGTTTTACAGTAGTGAACACCCTACTCCCATCAGGACGCACCTTCCTTAATTGGGAAGGAAGCATGTTCTTAGTAGTCTTGCTTCTCTCGCGAGTAACTGTATCATATATCCATACGTAATCATTGCCAGTTATACTGCTAATGCTTACTGGCAGACTTTTGCCATCCTCACCAGATGATACAATCTTGTCTAACTGAGGTGCAGGTGCTTTCTCTGCTTCAATGATTTCCTGTTCCACGACTATGCTATTATTCAATTAAGTGCCCTCCATAACCTTTCGGTTAGTTCTCGTTTTCTTAGTATTAGTCCCACTCATTATACGGTCTGACTTATCTAGTATATTTTTCTGCCTTAATTGTTCGGCTATATCCCTTAACTGCCCCACCGTATGAACCGTTTCTATCTTTCCGTCTGGTCTAACTATTCCACCCGGTATCCTAAACATGTCTACGTCTTTAAACTTCTTAACATTACCTAAATCAATTACGAATTCCATAACAGAACCATTACGCACAACCTTAATGACCTGATGCCTATGCTGTTTGCCAAGTTGGGATACAATTATCTCGCTTAACTCCAAGCAAGGTTCGTCTTCGGTTACGTAGTCAGTTCCGATAATAATTTTAGCCAACTTCTATAAACTTTCCGTAAGTATCTATCATCTCAATAGTAAGCTTACTTTCTTTATCAGCCTTCTTTAACGCACCTATTATAACGTCATTAGCCTTTTCTCCAATATTGATTTCTTTTTCTATTTCATTCCATGTAGCTGCCCCGCTTTCTTCTTTAAAGTTCATCTCCCTAAGTTCGTCTTCTGAGAAACTCAACTCACTCTGCAAGTCACGAATAATTCGTAATGTAAGATAATTGCCTTCTTTGGGGAGTACATTAAGCAGTGTAAATCTGTCTATAACACTTAGTTTCATTTTTACCTCGTAGATTAAATAGCGGTTGTTATGGCACAACCGCTAAAGCCTACCTAACTTAAGAGCTAGGCAAACGTAGTGCTATCGCTAAGGATAAGATAGCGGATACCTGAGGGAGTCTTGCATTTTATAAACTCATCAGCTGCGTTGCTAGTTGTATCAGTCCATACGCCACCGCTTGTAAAGCCAGATAAGTCAAACAGTACGGCGTCAGTCTCAACATCATCATCACCGTCAGTATCTCCGCCATTAACAAACCGCATAAAGCTTATTGTAGTAGCCCCAGCGGGGTCAGATGTAGCTGCGTCAGACCATATTTCAGCCTGTAATGCAGTCACTGTACCAGCCATAGCACCACCAGAGGGAACATGAAGGGTAAATCTACCAGCACATCCAAGCCCAGTTACAGTACCGGAAGTACCAAAACTCAGAGATGAATGTATACCGTGGGCAGTACTAGCTGCGACATCACTGATAGTTGTATAGAACCGACCAGTTTCACCACTACCGCCAGCACCACTTATATAGTGTCTAAAATATATCCCCCTGCTGTCACCAGACGTAGCAGAGCTTTCAGTCCAGAACCCTAAAAAGTTCTTACTGGCTGTTCCAGTCTTGCACGTAGTAGATGAAGTACCCATGCCCATTAAAAGGGCAGCAGTAGACGCACCCACCTGAGTAAGTGCAACGTTACCAAGTTCTACTCTTTTCTGCCCACCGCTAATAGCTGCCAGTTCAGAGTATGAACTATCAATTATTTTTTTCCAACCGTTATAAGACATTAACACTCTCCTAGCCGATTAAGTCGGCACTTGATAGTTTAGTCAACAGACCAATCACGCCCGCCTTCAGCAAAGAAGTAATCAACTTCCATACCTGAAGCAGCAGCACTGCGGTTTTCAATCATTAGTACAGCATATTGTAAGTCTGTCTTAGTACACGCACTAGTTATCTCTTTGATAACACGACCATTTAACAGCACACGAGCAATAGCATCAGCACCAATTTCAGCACGAACGACAACCCATTCATCGTTTACCGCTGCTTCGTAAGCCCTAGTACCATTAGCGTCAGCATTGGATTTAACAGCACCGCCATCTCCAAATACAGCACGCCAATCATCAGTAGTACCATCAGCATCAAACTGTACACCGATTATACTGCCGGTTCCGTTATAGGTCATAGTGGCAGTAGCAAATTCCGCAGGCATGACGGGAGTGGTAGCATCAAGCGTTTCACTAAAACCGCAATAAATAGCATCAGTAGTAATGTCAGCTACTTTAAACCTAGCCTCCATAACACATCCGCCATCAGACGGTTTAAACGGACCAGCATACAACGCACAATTATCATTGTCCGCGGTATCAGTAGTGATAGCCAGAATGCCACCTGGTTCGTCAACGGTAGGTGCAAACGAGCCCTCATTAACGCTAACATATCCAATATTACCAACGGAAGCAGCAACGGTAGTCATGGCTGCTACTTCAGGCGCACCAAGAAAATCCTCAAAGACACGAAGTCTACCAAATGAACCAATACCCATTATTAAACTTTCTCCTTATTACCCGCCGTACTCTATTGTTTATACGCTAACGGGTTATTTGTTAACTAGACGGGGTAGTCGCATCACTGTAAATTTCAACTACCCAGTTCCCAGATGACCGCTCACCATAAGCATAGGCATCATACAGATAGATAGCATCAGCACCACCGCCAAGGTTAGGCTTGCGTAAGGTTTCAACCCGCAGTGAACCTTCCTGTACGAGCACGATACCTTCTTTAGCGAACACGCCGCCTTTAGCATCATCTGAACTGTCAACAGTAATATTACCGTCCTCAAACACAGCAGCCCCAGCAATAGGCATAACCATACCAGACTTATAGACATCAGCACTCATACCTTCAGGAATAGGATAAGTCCCGACAGTAGTAAGTTCGTCCTTTAAGTCTTTAATTTGGTTGCCATGTAAGACAACGTAAATAGGAGGCATACCGGGTTCGGTTGAGTTAGAGGTAATGCGAGTTACCGCAGCCGAAATATGTCCTGAGGTTAAAGTGCTCCCAGCACCGCACAGGGAAGTTGACGCACCGTCCAGAACAACCAGACCGTCTAAGTCCTTTTTCCGCTGTATAGCGTTCTGAGCACCAGAGCCTGCCTGTGCCAGAGATATTTTGCTTATACGGTTACGCATTTCGTCAGTTAAGATAACTGTCATACCAATCATGGTCGGGGTAATACTCATTGAGCTGTCAGACAATTCCTGTGGATTGTCATCAAGGTCGGTAGTCTTTCCGACAGAGGTCGCTTCAAGCTGCCCCATAGTTATTTCTTTCCAAGTTCCGCCAGTATTAGGTGACAGCATTTGCACGTCAACTAACTGTGACATTACACCTTTTTGTTCCCTAACAATCCTAGCACTAGCAACTAGACTATCAAGACTATCTGCAAGTGCATCTGAAGTAGTTATACCAATAGCCATTCTTACTCCTTACTCATGATACTTTTAGCACGCTTAATATTTTCAGTGCTGGCTGGCACTAAACCCTTGCTAAACAGCTTAAGCCATTCTTTATCAGATACACCACCATTCCCTTTACCGCTATCTACTGGTTTAGTTTCTGGTTGTACCGTGGGTTTAATGTAAGCAGCCACCCTGTCAAGCGTTTCAGTATCTGTGATACCAGTTTTCTTTAAAATTTCAATAGGCACCTTATGTTTTTGGGCTATTGCATTTAGAGATTTATCAAACTTCCACGCTTCGTATTCAGACTTATCTTTATCAAAAGCGTCCCTAGCTGTATTAAATTCTATCTGCTTCTCCCTGAGAGCTTCCACTTCATTACGGGTTTTAATCTGTAACTCCTGTAAGCTCAATTTAGCAGGGTCATCCTTTAGCCCATTAAGGATTTTATCATCCAGTTCCTTAGCTTTGTTGAGATAAGTATCCTTCGCTAACCTAGCTTCTTCTGCAGCCTTTTGCAATCTACCTTTTTCAGTACTTAAACCCGCAAAGATACTTACTATCTCGTCCTTGGTTAATCCTTCTTGGGGTAAGGGTTGGTCGCCACCATTAGCTTTAGGGTCTGGTACTGGTTGTGCTTCAGGGTTAACGCCATTGACTACCGCACCATTGCCCTCCGCATTATTAAGGCTCGCAGCTTCATCGCCCATTTAGTTTTAAACTCCTTATTAACTCTTAGTTGGTTTCCACCCATGCTCAACAGCATTAAGCAACCTAGATTGAGCTTCTGCTTTAACCTTGGTTGTGTGTTTGGCATGTACGCCACTAGGTGTACTAACCCTGTAATTGCCGCCTACTTTGCTAACCTTTACTGGCACTCATATCACCTTCTTCTATCACCCTGATAAATGGCGTAAGCGGAACTGAATAGTGGTAAACGATGGGATGATAACGAGATTTGAAAATTAAATAATTTAATATTTCGCTTACGCCGACTAATTAATTACTTTACAGAAAGAAGCGAAATAGACTTTTCGTAGAGTTCCCTCTCTTTATTAGTCCATTGGTGGTTGTGGTCTGCTAATGCTAACCCCAACGCATCTAACGCTTTTGTAATTACTTCATTATTATTCAATTAAGATGCCCTCCAATTTATTTGAATTGACATACAACTATTGTATCACCTTCTTTTATTATACTCTGATAGTGCAAATATTTTGTCGTCTGTTATCTTGAGCCAGTTGTTATTAACGGGCTTGTACCCCTTAGTCTTGACAAGGTATGCGTCTAATTCTGGGAACTGTT